CCGTGCCGGGGTCTTCCTCGCCGTCGCCCGTCTTGACGCGAATCTGATCCATCAGCCCCGCCCACACCACCTCCGGCTCGCCCACCGCCCGCAGCTCGTCGTCCAGCACCGGCATGTAGATCGTCACCGGCCGCTTGCGATATTCACGCGGGCTGCCCAGCGCCAGCGCCAGCTGCGAGCGGTTCGCAATGCTCAGCCCAAGGTCGACGGCCGGGAATTCCAGCCGCTCACTGCCGACAATTGCCGACACGCTCAGCAGCTTGCCCACGCCGTTCCACGTGTAGCCCGCCCAGTCCAGGTTATGGCTCCAGTTCGTCAGCCGCTGCGTGCCGCTCAGAAAGTCCAGCTGCACCAGGTACAACAACCCCGCATGCGAGCTGGCCAGCTGATCGTCACGCGCCGTCATGGCCGCAGGTCCTCCTGGAAGCTCAGCGTCTGCGATGGCACCCGCCCGCCCTCCTGCTTCCAGTTCGGGGCCGCGCTGGTCATGACGAACAGCGCCGTCGGCTTCACCAGATAGATCGGCGTGGCCGCCGCCACCGGCGCGCGCAGCGGCGGCTCGAAGTTGATCGTGCTGCGGCCCGAGCCGTCCGAATTGATCGTCAGCAGCAGCTTCTTCAGCTCGCCATTGATTCCCATCCAGCTGCCCGCCTTCAGGATGCCCGTGACGCCCGCCGTCCAGCCCTGCACCTCAAGGCTCGCCCCGCCGAAGCCCGTGGTCGCCACGCGCACCGTGGGCGAGCCCGTCGCCACGCCGATCGGGAGCTCGCGCCGCCAGTCCCACACCCGCGCCCGGTTCACCATGCCGCGCAGCTGGCCGATGAAGGCCTCCCACTCCGGCACCTCGGCCCGCTTCATCGCCCCGGTCGTGATCGAGAAGCCCCAGCGAGGCGCGCCCATCGTGTCCGCCTCCACGCCGCCGTCGAACGCGCTGCGCCCCATCAGCTGCGGCGTGACGAGGCCCCACTCCACCGAAGCGGGGCGCAGGGCATCGGGCCAATCAAGTGTGGTGGGCATACCCGGCAGGATGGCCGGGCGGGGCGGACAAAGGCAGGGGTGCGGCTGGGCCTGTGTCGGGCTACACCTGCCCGCGGTCCATCTCTTCCAGCAGCTCCGCCTTGGCCTGCCGCATGCCGGTCTGCACCAAGCTGATGATCTGGCCCTGATCGGTGCGGGAGTCGATATTCAATGTCACGTATTGATTGACCGTCCGGCCGCCGCCCGCAGACGCCACGGTGTTGACCGGGGCCAGCGCCTGCATCTGCCGCTTGGTGAACACGCCCTCGCCGCGCTGCAGGATGGCTGGCACTTCATCGCCAGCCAGCCCGCCCGTGTGCATGCGCCCCGCCCCCGCCCAGGTGCTCGCCGGATAGCTGGCCATGCGGCCTTCACCCATGCCCGCGATCATGCCGGTGTGACCCACGTTGCCGAGGAAGGCATCGCCGGCCGAGCCGTTGAACCCGCCAATCGCTTCACCGCCTGCCGCACCACCCGTTGTGGCGGCTGCCAGGAAACCGAACACGCTGCCCGTCGCCCCGCCAGCGCCCACGGCTGCCAGCGCCGCCGCCGCGCTGCTCGCAGCCGATGCCATCACACCGATGGCCGAGGTACCCACCGCAAGCGCTGAGGTCTGCGCCACGCGCGCCGTCGTCTCTGCCGTGATGCTCGAAACCTTGGCCGCGTCGCCCACCTGGCTGGTGATCCCGAACAGCCCCGCCACACCATCCCCCAGGCCGCTGAAGATCGGTGCCACGTACTGCCGGAACGTCAGCTTGCCGAACTCCCCCAGCGCAAAGTCCGTCAGGCCCTTCACGTTCACCTTGCCCGTCTTGGTGAACTGCACCCACGCATCCTCACCACTGCGCAGCCAGCCGGTCTGGAAGTCGTTGTAGGCCTCCCGCATCAGCCGCGTCGTGTCGCTCCAGCCCTCCAGCATCTTCTTCCACTCGGGCTTTTGATCCTCAACCAAGCGCCGGTTGATCAGCAAGATATCGGCGGCCTTCTGCTCCTCCGTGGCCTTGATCTGCTGGCGCACGGCCTCAGCTTCGGCTTCCTGGAACGTGTCCAACAACGCCAGCCGCGCCTTCAGCCCGCTCATCTGCGCGTCGTAGGCCTTGCCCAGCTCCGCAATGTCCAGTTGGGCGCTCTCGCTGGCGCGGCGGTACGGGTCAGCGATCAGGCTCACGGCCAGGCGCTTTCCGCTGTCGCCCTGCGCCTCCACAAAATCGGCGAGCGTGCGCCGCTGCTGCGTCACCTGCGCGCTGAATTGCGCCATCGCCGCGTCGTTCTCCGCCGCAAAGGCCCGCGCCGCGGCCGTCTCCGCCGCGCTCATCTGCGCCACCTGCTCGGCCCGCTGGCCCCGCAGGCCGATGATGCGGGTCTCCTGCGTGGCCTCCACTTCGCCGCGTTGGGCCCGCAGCGTGATCAGCCGGGCCGCCTGCTGATCGGTTTCTGCACCGACCTCCGGCTTGTGCCGCTGCTCCGCCGCGATCTGCGCATCGATCACGGCAATCCGGCTCTGCGCCAGTCGCCCCTCGGCGCTGATCTGTTCGTCCGTCAGTTTGATCTGGTTCGCCAGCGCCGCCTTGTCCAGCACGGCCCGCCGCTCGTAATAGTCGCCCGCGCTGATGAAGTCCCGCTGGCGAAGGTTGTCCACGTTCGCATTCGCCGCCCGCAGCACCGCCTCCCGCGCGCTGGCCTGCGCCTGGCCGATGGCCACATCGCGCGCCACGGCCGCCTCGCGCAGCGTGCCGGCCGCATCAGCCCGCGCCAAGTCAATCGCAATGCTGGCATCGATGTTGGCGCGCTCCAGCTTGCGCAGTTCTTCCTTGCGTGCAGCCGTCTCGGCCCCTTCGCGCTCTGCGCTGCGGTTCGCCAGGCGCTGCACCTCCAGCGCAGCATCCAGCGCCGCCTGGTTGTCCTTCCTGCGGCCCTTCTCCCAGTTGTTGTTGCCGAGCAGTGGATCAAACGGTTTGTCTGCCTTGGCGATCTCGGCGCGCAGCTTGGCAATCTTCTGGTCGATGGTGTCAGCACGGCCCACATCCAGCGCCTTGTCCCACATCCGCTTCAAACTGTCGCCCGCACCTTTCGCAGCCTGCTCGATCCATCCCAGGTTCTCCTGCACACGGCCGGTGCGCCCCGCCATCGCGTCCGCATAGGCCTTCTGCGCCACCTCGCCCGCCTCCGCAATGCGGCCCTGCGCCTGCAGCGCGCGGATCTGCTCATAGGTCGATGCGGTCAGGTAGTTCACCCCCTTGTTCAGCCGCATCGTGGCCTCCAGCGGGGCGCGGCCCAGGTCCTGGAACTTCTGCGCCGTGTCGGCCAGCGGCTGGCCCAGCGTGCGCTCCATGTTCAAGGCGGTATCCCGGAAACCGGCCAGATTCGCCCGCGCCACTTCGCCCGTGGCCGCCAGCAAGGTCAGCGCTTCTGCGGCCTTGCTTTGCGTTCCCACGCTGGCGCTGACGCCGCGCGCCATGTCCGCCATCTGATCTTTGGTTGTACCGGCCGCATTGCCAGTCATGATCAGCGCCCGGCTGTAGCCCTGCGCCTCGCGCGCGCCCTGCTCATGCGCCACCAGCAGCACGCCCACCACTGCCGCCGCGCCACCCAGCGCAAACGTCATCGGGCTGATCGCCCCCGTGATCGCCCTGAACGCCGGTCCGATCCCCCCGAACGAATCCTTGATCTGCCCGCCCTGCTGAATGGCGATCAGCCACGCCGGCTGCCCGCTGGCCAGCGAGGTGACGACGTCGGTGATCTGCGCCGGCAGCAGGCGGAAGGCGGCGGCCGTCTGCTTGGCCGAGTTGCCGGCCTTGGCGGTGCTCTCGGCGTGCTTGTCCAGCTTCGGGCTGGCCGTGTCGGCCTTCTTGCCCACGTCCTCCACGGCCTTGCCCATCAGGCTCGCGCCGTTGGTGGCCTCGACCACGCCCTCGGCACTCAGCCGGATGCCCAGCGTCTCGGTGTTGTCACTCATCCCAGGCCTCCAGCGCCGCTTGTTCCATTTCCTGCAGCTGGCCGAACAGCCGGCGTGGCTTGCGTACCTTGCGCAGCCGCATCACCTGCTCCGCCGCGTCGTACCGCAGCCCCTGCAGTGCGCCCATCGGCGTGAAGCGCCACTGCGTTTGCAACGCCAGGAACAGCTGCAGCACCGGCCAGTTTTCGGGCCACACGGCCAGCGGGGTGTCGGTGGCTGGCTCGTCGCCCTCGTCCTCGTCCTCACACACCTGCGATGCCAGCCAGGCCTGCACCGTGGCGGCATCCATGCCCACCCCTTGCAGCTCCGCGCCGCGCAGATCTTCCACCTCGTCCGCCGGCTTAGCACCGGTGCGCTGCGCCGCCACCCAGCGGCGGGCAGCGTCTACCCGTTTTTTCTTGCGGCCATCCCGCTCATGGCCGCCAGGTACGTCGCCACGATGGCCGTGCGCACCATCGGCGCCGCCGTCAGCTGCCCCAGCGCCTCGGTGCTGAAGGGCACGGCCTCGCCCTCCTCGTTCAGCAGCTTCGGCCAGCCCACCACCACGCGCTGCACGATCTGCTCGTCCGTCGGCGCGGCCTCGCCCTCGGCCAGGCCGATGCCACGCATCTTGTCCAGATCGGGCTGCGGCAGCGGCTTGAAGGTCAGCGGCAGCTCGGCCGTCAGGTAATCGTCATCGCCCGGCACCGGCACGCGCACCGTCCAGTTGAACGCAGCCAGCGCCGCGCCCAGCACGAATGAAACGGTCTTCGGTTTGTTGTCGTTGCTGCTCATGTGAACACCAGGCTCATCTGGTTGCGCACCAGGTGCATTTCGCCCTGCAGCATCGCCTGGCCCTGCTCGTCGCTCAGCTTGGGCTTGAACATCTGCGCCGCCGCCAGGTTCAGCGTGCAGATGTTGCCCGCCGCAGTGCCGTGCACCACGGTCAGCGTGTCGGTCAGCGCATCGCTCATCACGCCGCCCGTGCCCAGAAAGTTCTTCGCCGCCACCGTGGGCAGCTCGATCGACACGCTGCCCTTGGAGTTGCGGTCCGTCATGATGACCTCTTCCTTGCCGGTCAGGTTCCGGTACTGGATGTCATTGTTCTGGTCAATCGTCAGGCTCGACAGAAACGCGTTCAGGCTGCCGAAGGTCACCGTCGTGTTCGCCTTGTTCACCGCCCGCGGGCGCGGCATCGTGGGCAGCGTCGGCGTCGGGATGCTGGCATCCACCATCGGGTTGCGCAGGCCAATGCCCTTGAAGCTGATCACCGGCTTCTTCTTGGCGTTGAACTTCAGCTCGAAGCTGCCCTTGATGCCGGTGATCGGCTGCTTCACCAGATCGAGGAAGAAGTAGATCGTCATGCTCTCCTCGCCGGTGTCGATCGGCGTGTAGGTCACGCTCACCCCGGCCGACACCACTTTCGCCATGCCGCAGGCCCGCAGCACCGGGTCGAACGTGGGCGGGCCGCCGGCGGTGTTGCCGCCCACCAGGGGCACATCGAAGCTGACCGTGCTCCAGATCGCCGCCACGATCTTCTCGTCCTGGCCGAAGCTGCTGGAGACCGTCATCTGGTCATCGGTGTCCATCTCCACCGGGTTGATCTGGATGTTCTCCACCGGGATCCAGTTCGCCGCGGCCGTGGGCACCGGGTCGGTGTTGTAGGTGGTCTCGATCTTGGCCAGGATCATCTGCCGTTTGATCTTCATGGTGCTTGCTCCTCGGCCTTCTCAGCCTCTTCGGGGTGTTCCGCCGTGTCGCGGCTCAGCGAGCCGTCGGCATTGCGGATCCAGCAGCCGCCGGTTTTCGGCTGCTCGTCGGCAGGCGCAGCAGCGACAGCGGCCACAGGCTCGACGGGCGGGGTTTGCTTCTTGCTCATTGCGAGTCCTTTGCAGAAGGTGGATTGATCGTCACGCTGATGCCCAGCCGCTGTTTCACCAGCAGCAGCACCAGGTCCAGCGAGCTGGCCACGCCCATGCCGCTGAAGATGCTCAGGCCCACCAGAAACGGCAGGTCGTTCGTGTAGCGGCTGTAGCCGATCAGGAACATGGCCGCGCCCCAGGCCGCGCTGTGCAGCAGCGTGCCCATCACGACGCGCTTGGTCAGCGTCTCGTTGGAGCGCAGCAGCATGCCCAGCGCAAGCACGCTGGCACCGGCGCCGCCGATCATGGCGAACAGCAGCCACAGGCTGGTCTCGTCCACCGCGATCTGCAGCTTGTTCATGATCGAATTTGAGGGGTCAGACATACAGCGCCTCCAGTTCCATCACCAGCCACGCCACGGGAAAATCCAGCCCCCGGCTGTAGGTCGTCTTTCGTGGGTACACCGCGTCGACGGGCGCGGCCTTGATGGCCTGGCACCAGGCAAGCAGCTCGGTTTCAAGCTGCTCCTCCAGCGTTTCCACGTCCTCGGTCGTCCCGTCATCGCTCACCCGTCCATAAGCCACGATGGCAAAGCGCAGGGTGCCGAAGTCCGCCTCGCGCCCCACGTATTCCACCCAGCCGCTCATGCCCTCGGCCACGATGGCGTACACGCCCTGCCGCAGCGCGTCATCGCCCAGCACGGCGGGGTCTTGCAGTCCACGCAACACCAGCCGCGCCGGGTACAGCGCCGCCAGCCCCGCCTTGCAGGCATTCATGGCCGCGCCGCGCAAGCTCACGAGGTTTGCCCCTTGAACGCTGCCGCCCCACGATGCACCGCCGCCACCAGCCGGCTCGGCACCACGCTGCGGAACTCATTGGCCGTGGGTTTGACGAACGGGTGCGCCTTGAGGCCGTGCGCCTTCACGTGCCGGCTGAAGGCCAGATAGCGCACCTTCAGCGCCTCCTCGAACAGCTGCTCCCGCTTGCTGCCCTTGCGCGCCTTGCGGAACTTCGGGTTCTCGGCCAGCGCCGCGCCCACCAGCCGCCGCCGCAGCCATTCGACGACGGGCAGGCCGGCCGCGAACAAGGGCAAGCCCCTGCCCGGCTTGCGGCCCTTCTCCACCCACAGCGCATAGTCCGCCGTCGGCTCCACGAACCACTCGAACGGCCCGAGCTTTGTCTGCTTCACGCTGTTGGTCAGCACGGTCAGATCCTTCGGCGCCTTGATCCGCATCCGCGCCGCCACCTCGCCCACCAGGTCGGTCAGCTCGCTGCTCACCGCCGCCTTGATCGCCGCCGCCGCGCTGCGGTACTTCGTGGCGATGGCCGGCGCGTTGTGGCTGATGCTCACTTGGCATCCTCCCACTCGGCCAGCAGCGCCTGATACAGCGCCGCCGGCGTCGAGTTGCGCGGGGTGCCGCTGATGCCGTCGCGCAGCTGCACCGGCTTGTTGATGTTGCGCATGCTCAGCTCGCGCATCGCCTCGGCCTGGGCGCGCAGCAGCACCAGGCCGCGATCGGCCAGCGCCAGCGTCGTATCGGCCGCAACAGTACCCACCGTGTGCTGGCCGTAGTACCAGAACCGGAAGCTGCTGCCATACGCCGCGATCTGCGCCGCCGTCGGCGCCGGGTCGAACACCAGCATCCAGCTGCCCGCCGCGCCCTGCACGCTGATGCGCGGCACGCCGCCCGGGTAGCAAGGGCTCCACGGCTTGATCTTCGCGCCGTTGTTGCCCCACAGATGCGTCTTGTAGGCCGCGAAGTCGGTGAACGACGCAAGCGGGTACAGATCCACATCCGCAGCAATCGGCAGCGCGCCCAGCAGCGTGCGCGGGCGCTTGGTCGCCATCGCGGTGCTGCTGAGCGTCAGGAAGCGCAGCCAGTCCGCATCGGCCGCAGCGTTGAACACAGACGCCGAATCGTGGAGCGACCTTTTCAGGTCCTCCACCAAATCCGCCTGGCTCATGCTGCCGCTCATGGCCTGCTTACTCCGCCGGGCCCGTCTTGGCCTGCGCGCGCAGCAGCTGCAGCTCCGCGATGGCCGACAGCACGCCCTTGCGCGGCGTGACGCTCTCGCCCTCGATGCGCGCCAGGCTGGCCAGCGTCTCGTCGCCCAGGTCGGCCAGCGCCGGCACGATGTTCTTGACGCTGGCCGTCAGCAGCTCGCGCAGGTTCGCGTCGGGGTCCGGCAGCGTCTCGTCCGCCGGCTGCGGCTGCTCGTCCAGCGGCGGCAGCAGGGTCTCGTCCACCTCACGCCCGTCGCCCGGCGGGATCATCAGCCCGCCCACAAAAATCACCTGCGCCGTGTCGTTTGATACGTATCGCTTGCCCATGAAGTTCTCCTGTTCCCGCTTCGGTGCCCGAACCCGCCCGGCACTCATGGCCGGGCGGGGGTCGCACTTGCTCTCGGGGGGGTGTATTGGTTACGACACGCGGGCCACGCGGCCCGTGGCGCTGTACAGGATCACGCTGGTGTTCGCGTTCTTCAGCTGCGTCGGCGTGGCGCAGACGATGAACTGATCGCCCCAGTTTTCTTCCGCGCCGATGAAGAAGCCGCTGCTGTCGCGCGCCTGCTGCACCATGCCCTGCAGGCTGAACGCCTTCATCATCCGGAACCGCGTGTTGCGCTGCTGGCCGATCACGATCCGTGTGTCGCCCGTGTCCAGGCGCGGCGCACGGGTGTTGAACGCCGGGATGTTCTTGATGATGCCCACCGAGCCATCCGGGCTCAGCGTCGTGCCGGGGCGCGAGCTGTTCGCCGTGAAGGTCTTCGCCTGGCCCAGCGCGTTGTCGATTGCGCCGCTCATCAGCATC